TTCTTATTTGATTAGCTATAAATGTTAAAGCTTTTTGATCAAAAGTATTTGTTATTCTCATGCCATCTCTTATTAATTTCATTTCGCGGCGGCGATCACCTTCTAATGCATTTCCTCTATTAAATACAAGACTAACTAATCCACCTTTTGCATCTTCTGGCATTTTATCAAAATTTGGGAAAGTGTCTTTTGTTAAATTCCAAAACTTTGTTACAGTTTTGCTAGTAAAGACTTGCAATGATAATTCCCAAGGTATAGTTATATCCTTTAATCCTCTTATAAGATTCTTAGCGTTGTATCCTTTGATGCCAACTACTTTATATAATCTATCAAAAATATCTTTACGCAGATCTTTCCAGTCTTCGCTAAATTCTGCTTTATTTACATAACCTAAATCGTAACCAACACCAATCGTGACTCCGCTTTGACCTTCTGGCCAAGCTGGATTTTTTAAAAATTTATTATAATAATTTTCCCCACCACCGACTTCAAATTCTAATATTAAATCAAGAGATTTTTTGGAAAGCATTTTTAATTATTTATTTTATCTAATGTCTTGTCGATGATATTATCTTGGGGCACTTTTTCTTTTAGCCAAGAGTTAAGAACCCCAAAATAAACAAGATGTTCACTATCAATTAAAAACAATTCATTGCCAAAATTATCCTTATAAGGTTTAATCCCAGAATCTTCAACTAGATCAATTGCTTTTTCTTTTTTGAATTTGATTCTATACATTTTAATTAAATTATTATATCGTTCCCGCGCCTGACGCGTGATAAGAGCATCATCACCAAGGAAAGAAATTAATCCACCATTATCTCTATCATATTGTTTTGGCGTTGTAGCATCATAAGATGATTTATCATCTTGTATTTTATTAGGGGTTACGGTAGCGCAACCAATAAAAAGAAAATTAAGAGCTAATATGCTTGCGAGCTTCTTCAAGGTCTTTTTCCTTTACTGCTTTCTCGATTTCACTTTGATGGTCAACTTCTTTTTGAGCTTCTTGACGGTCTTTCATTTCTTTTGTGTTCTTTGCTCCAAACACGTTATTGATTGCTGCGAATATTCCAGATACGGCTGAGAGTAAAGCTTGAATTATTCCAGTTGGCATATATTACTCAACGTAACTTGATGTGGCATCTTTACAACCAGATGCAATAGCATTTAATACTTTAATCGCAAGAGCGCCGTTTCCATCAACCCTAGAGAATTGTACAGCATACATATCTTTGATTGCACTAACATAATTTACCCAGTGAGTTTTTTCAACAGGAAGATAATCTGTAAGAGCTTTTTGAAGTTGAGCTGGTGTTGGTGCAGATCCTAGTGTTAAAGCCTCAACAATAACGGCAACATGATTAATCATTTTGGCTTTTTCAATCCTATCATCTCCAGAAGTTGCTTGGTCAAGGACGACTGTACAAGCTAATATTACTGCTGGTTTAATGTAAGGAAGAGCATTTTCAACGCTTGCTGATGCGTCAATTTTTCCAGTTTGAGTTGTGGCGCAAGCACCAAGAAATATGCTCAAAAGAGCAACTGCGGCTAATTGTAATTTATTCATATATTTTCTCCATGTGGGTGTATTCTTTCCTCTGCTTCAACTGTAGAAGCTACTGTTCCACCAGTAACTGCTGCATCTTTTACTGTTAATGCAAAAACTATACCAGAAACAATAGCAACTAATTTTGAAATTCCAACAATATAAACCTCTGCGATATCTGGAAGAAATGCTACTAACGAAGGATCAGAGTGAATTGCTATTGCCGTAGTAACGGCTATTACTGTGGTAACTCCAGAAGTGGAAGATCTCCAATTGTTGCCGAAAATTTTAGATAGCATAGTCTTCATAAGGTATTACACTTTATTATAATAATTTTATTTTTAATATCTAATAATCAATATTCTAAAAATACTATCGGACTTAATACATTGGTTGCGCTTCCATACCAAACCCCAGATCCTATTTTGTCTGGTAAAACAGCAGCGCCAGTTTGAGCTAATACATTAGTAAGAAATGTATTAGATACTCCTCCAAATAATGTACTAGAACCAGTATTTATACCAAAATGCTCTCTAAATCCATGAGAAGAAAGTGTTCTAAAAGAAGATCCTGCTCCGCTCTCTAAGATAGAACCAATTATATATGGACCTTGATTAAAAGTTCCATTTAATTTGGTTCTATAAATTCCAATATTAAGACTGTCGCCAGTTATGGATCCAGAAGCAATTAAATTTGCATTTTCAAAACCATTACTTCCATCATAAATACCTATAGCTACTTTTGGATTGAATGTCGAATACACAGTCATCTCAACGCAAGCGACAGGGTCAGTAGTTTTTTTCTTGACTATGAATGGAAAGTAATTTATTGCTCCAGAAGAGATAGCTACGGAGGTTGTGCTAAATAAATCTAAAGGCACATATCTTCTTATCCCTGTTGAACTTGGGAACTGATACGGTAATGAATTTAATGAATCTACAAAAACACCCGTGTTTGTTATTGTCGACGCAAAAAATCCGCTTAATTCAGTTGTATTTAATTGCTTTAATCTTATTAAATTTTGTGCCATAAAATTACTCTTTTATTTGTTTGCTATGATATAAAATGCTTGCTATATAAGTATCTATAGAATGATCTGCAGCAATACTCTGTATTTCGTAGATTTTTTCTATATTTTTATCTTTTGGATTTTTAATATATTCTTCGATTAAACTTTCCCAAGTTTCTGGTGTTTCATTTGAAATAATAATTTTAGATACTTCAAAAGCTACGTCTTTTTGCTGTTTAGAAAGTTTACGTAACGAATGTTTTTCTTTAAGGGTTGATTCTATTTTATCTTGTAATTTAGAGGCTAGTAGAAAATTATTTTTAATTTTATCTAAATCAAAAAACGCTGCTTTAGATTGTTTACCTTGTCCAATTGGTTTAACATTTTTAGTTTGCTGAGGAATACCAGTACTTCCCGCGGGTCTTCCTGCTTGAGGAGCTTGTGCGCTTCCACCAATTAATGGTTGATAAAGACCTTGATCTTTTAATTCTCTAAATTTTTGTTGAGATGCTATAGAGTCCTCTACCGAAGGCAAAACTCCTGTATCTATGGCTTTAATTCCTTCTTCTGGAGTTAACATTCCAAGCTCTACTAGTCTTGTATAAATTCTAGAGTATTGAATATCATCTTTAATATCGATATCTTGGAAATGTGCGGTTGGATAATTCTTAAATCCAAGGTCTTTGCTTATCCTGCGGATTTCTGGAGATAAAAATTCATTAATAAAAGTTTCTCTTGCTTGTTTTAGCCTTTGAATAAATACTTGAACTTTAATAGTTTGATTAGCAAATTTTTCACTTCCTATAAGAATATTATTTAATCCCATTTGAATATCTCTATCAACAACTTCATATTTTTGTGGTCCAATAAGATTGCCAATATCTGGAATAACAAATTGTGCTTTGGTTGTGTAGTCTGCAATTAAAACTCTGCCAATGCTTTGATTTTCAAAAAGCTTTTGCATTGCTTCTAAGTTTTTTTGATTAATTCCTCCATTAGCTGGCGTATCTCCCATTGTTACTAGAAGTATTGCTTGTTGCATTGTGCGAGTTAATGCCATATCCATTTTTTTCATTTCAGCTTTCCAATTAATATCATCTAATACTGGAAAACCCATAGGTACTGCAAATGGTTCGTAATCTTGTTTTTTATAAAAAACTGCAGCGAGTCTCTCTCGATCTAATGGTAAAGTTAAAACTCCAATTGTTTTTTGGTTTATCAATTTTTGTGTTTCTGGGGGAAGACTATTTAATACTTCTCTATCTTCATCAGTTTTTGGGCTTTTTAATCTTTCTAATTCATAATCACTTAATAATTTATAATATCTTCCAGTTGAAAAATTAATACTTCCTCCAATTTGAATATCTGCTGGGTTTAATATAATATACTTGGATGGTAATAATACGCTTGCTTTTGAACTTAAACCAAAAGTTTGAGTAATTTTCGTAACGTCTTCATCTTGCACTTTGGTATCAAAACGATAAATAAAAACATTACCACTACGATAGTATTCCCTAAAAAATTTGTCTTGCGCTTCTGAAATGTTTATTTTAGAGAATAAAGCACTAAAAAAATCTCTACTTTTTTGACTTCCATTTTTAAAGTAAATATTACTGCAAGAAAACTCTGTCATTAAATCTATGGTATTCCTAAATATAGCAAAATTATAATATGCTTTTTGACATAAAATAACTGCGTCTCTAATATTCATATTAGAGTTGGATTTTACTCCAGTTGAATATCTAAAGGGAATTAATCCATCATCAATATTCTTATATCTATCTGTGCGATTAATTGTGGCTGAGAGATTTCTTCTTGATCTCGTATCATCTGAAGCAGAGGCATTAGATATCATTAATGGTTGAGTTTGCTCAATTTTTTGACTTTTTGGTTTATTTTGATTTTTTTTAATCATTTTACTTAATTATATTACACATTAACTTAACATTCTAGGCAAAAAAGTAGATATTTCTTCTATTTCTGGTACGTTCATCATATCATGATAGCATTTTAAAGCCCAATTCGCTAACATAAGTGCAGAATAGTTGTCTTTTCTTGCCTTATTAGCTGAAGAACTCCTTTTAAGGTGTTGGGGTAAATCAAAAGTTTGGGTACCTCGGCTTGTGGAAGAGTGCTCTACCAATGCACACTGTTTCTTTGTCTGATATATAAAATCATCTTGATTTTCTATAAAATCAAGGATTGTCCAATCTTTTTTATCTTCACTTTTCATTAAATCTATTGGTGCGCTTTTGTTTATAACCTCATTAAAAAAAGATTCATGCGATCCTGTTCTACTAGCAAACCATATTTTCTTATAATCAATACAAGCTTGTAAATATTCATTTGCTTTTCTAATAAATGTGCCAGTAAATACTTGGTTAAAAGCTATGCGTTTATCTTCTAAATTATACTTTTGTCTAGCGTTGCGAATCATAAATTCATATTCTTGCCCATCAAGATCAGAGTCTATGTCAAATGTTTTTATTTCTAATTTTTGTTTTTTAAATAGTTCTGACTCATTACATGCCGATAAGAATACATCTGCCCCAGCATTATCAATAATCATTAGAGCTATATTAAAATTTGTCATGATGTAATATAAATAGGCTACATGATTTTTAAGATTACCTAAACCAGAATAAGTATGTACTAATATTCCTTGTTTTTTTTCTTCATCAACCTCTAAAACGGCCATTGCAAAATAATCTGCATTTGGACTATCACTCATGTTAGGATCAATACCAAGAACATATTTTTTCTTTGGATCTCCTTT